TTGTACCATACCGATGATGCCGTTGACGACTCCACGGATAGTACCGCCGATCATATTACCAGCTACAGTACCGATTGGTCGGAAAAAGCTCGCAATAGCGTTGTACACGCCGCTAGCTACGCCAATGATGCTGTTTAGTGCACCAGATGCCGCATTAGCTGCCCAGCCGAACACAGCGCCAAAGAAATTACCGACACCAGAGAAGATGCCCCGTATTTGATTCCAGACGCCGCCGAAAAAGCCAGCGATGGGTGACCACACAGCCATAACTACAGCAGAGGCGACTTGGAAAACGGTTTGTATAAAGCTCGTGACGGCCTGGAAACCAGCAGAGATGCCGCCCCACAAAGCGTTTAACACGGCCATAATTTGGTCTTTAAACGTAATCACAAGCCCGATAAGCAGCGAGAATGGCCAGAACATGATGGCTAGGATGGTCGGGCCCCAGTTTTGCAAGAAAGCAGTCACGTTGTTAAAGGCTGTAGTGATAGCTTGCCACACATTGCTCAAGGCTTGGCCAATACCAGTAAAGATACCGGTAAACCACTCAACCATACCACTCCAGGCTGTCTTGATCCACTCAACTACCGTGCTAAAGATATGAAAGCGATTTTCAAGGTCGATCAAAAGCGGAATCAATGCCGCTATCACTGTTATGATCAAGCCGAGCGGGTTAGTGCGTAGTACGGTGCTCAACGCCGCAATCACACTGCCAGCCTCTTTTACTTTCACAAAAAGCTGCCCAAACCAGCCTACAACATGGGCTATTTTAAGTGCCACAAAGCCAGCTGCAACCATCTTGAGCACTGGTAATAGTGCAATGAGGACATTACCAAACGCTTCAATAACACCAGAGTCAGCAAGCTGCTTGATTATCTTTGTAAGCTCCGGCAATAGCTTCTGCCCAAAGTCTGTAGCCACGGTCTCTATTGTGCTCTTCAGGTTGTCTAACGCACCATTAAAGCCGCTATTCTGTGCCTTGGCTAAGTCCATAGCAGCACCAGAACGCCCCACAGCCTTTGACATGTCATCGTATGACTTACCAGCCGAATCAGCCAGGAAGGCGGCCGCACGGAAGGCGTCAGTGCCGAATATAGTAGCAAGCGCTTGCTGCTTCTGCTCTTCAGAGAGGCCCTTAAGCCCGTTTTGTAGGTTTTGGGCGAGCTGTCGCATACCAACGAACTTTCCACTAGCATCGTAGGCGTTAATACCCAACTGATGCATGAGGTTGGCAGCCTTTTTGCTCGGGTTAGCCAAGCTAATAAGCATTGTCTTAAGCGACGTACCAGCGTCAGAACCTTGCATACCGCGGTTAGCGAATAGGCCAAGGGTGGTCACCGTGTCCTCTAATGACACACCAAACTGGCTAGCAACAGCAGCAGACTGCTGGAGGCCTAGAGAAAGGCCACGAATATCTGTAGCGGAGGCGTTAGCACCGTTAGCAAGCACGTCAGCAACCTTGCCGGCGTCGCTTCCTTTCAATTTGAAAGCGTTCAATGCTTGGGCTGCGATAGTAGCAGCGTCTGCCACGTCGATCTGGCCCGCTTTAGCAAGTGACATAACACCCTTTGATGCGGCTAGCGTATCATTTACCGACAAGCCGGCCTTTGATAGCTCTGTCATCGCGTTTGCGGCGTCTCTAGCGCTCACACCAGGCAAAGATGCGTCTTGGCCCAACTCACGTGCTTTAGCGGCCACCATGGCCATTTGCTGCGCTGTAGCGCCAGATACTGATTTGAATATGTTCAATCCCTGCTCATAGTCGCCGGCCATCTTCACGGAGGCTACACCAGCAGCTAATGCACCAGCGCCCACAAGCTTCATAGCCGAACCGACTGGCTCTAGGTGCTTTTTAAGCTTCCCAGAGGCGGCACTAACCCTGTCCATCTCTTGGGTGGCTTGGTCTCGTGCCTTGATAATGATCTGTATAGTATTAGCCATGGTTGTTTACGCTGCTATTCTGGCGCATTGCCTTTTTATTCTCGTACTCGCTCCGCTTGTCTTCAAGATAGAATATTTTCATCATGTAGTTCACCTCTGCGACTGGCTCGTCGTCCATCTCTTGGGCTGTTAGTCCAAACTCTTTACGATAACGCCGGCGAGTTAGCAAGTCCAATGTGGCTGCTTCCTTCGCCGGCCTATCGTAGTAAATGACGCGCTCCAAGTCGCTAACTATTTTGGGTCAGTAGCACCAACCGCCGCAACAATCACTTGTGAGGCTGCGGACACTGGCAAATCGTCCAGGTCATCAGCTTCTGCGTCTACTAGCTCACCGTTAAAGACGATCTTGCCACCCACAAAACCCTTTTTAACCATAGGCAGCAACTGTGCTGTCTGGTCGTCGGTTAGCTCGCCGTCTGCGCTAGCTTCGCCCTGGAAGTTGCGTAGCTCTGGCAGCTGCTTCATGGTTAGTGGCGCAATCTCAATGTAAGCGTCCTTCCATAGCTTGCCGTACTTGTCGGCTAGCATGGCTAGGCTTACTTTGGTTGCAAATTGTTGTGATAAACGGCCCATATTGGTTGGTGTCCTTTCCTATTTGATTTATTAGTAACTTGCGGTGCTGTTCACCAGCTCTGCCTCGATCTGCGTGCCGTTAGCAGCAGAGAAGAGGCCTTGCACGGTAAACTTCTCCATAACAACGTCATCGAGCCCTTGGTCGCGCTCCCACTCGGAGATAACAACAGCAGGCAAGGTAAACTTAAGCGAAGGGTTTTCGTCCTTGGCTGTACCGATCTTGTCGTCGGTGTTCACCATTGAAAGCTCGAGGGCGTACTTGGTGTTCTTAAGCGATGCGTCTTTAAGCGTGTTGTCGCTGTAACGGCGCTCGCACTCAAAGCTAACGTCAAAGGCTTTGTTGTGAATCTCAGCAGGCGTGACACTACCAGCCTCGTAGTAGGCCTCAGTGTTGCGCTCAATCTTCACCTTCGCGCTCTTGATCGATACACGTGGTGCGGCTGCAAGGCCGGCTTTGTTGGCGGCCATCTTCAGCTGGCAGTACTTGCTGGTAAACTCAGCCTCAGACTCCACAAACGTAACGGTGCTTGTAGCAGGCACACCACGGCGGCCGATAAAGTCAGCGGTGTACTTCACGTACTCACCGGTAACAATGTCAATCTCAAGGCTCTTAAGGCACGACAGCTCATACTTAAGGTCGGCAGCTGGTGACTTTTCAAAGATAGTCAAGCTTGGCGACAGGTTGCTATTAAGGCGGGTAAAGTTATGCTTAAACGTACCAGCCTTTGCGCCGGCAGCGCTCGTAACTTGCCCAAGGGCAGCAAGCAGGATCAAGCCAAAGCTTTCTACCTGAATCTTGCCCTCAATCTTGCCCTCGCTCCAGATTTGGGTGACGATGGCGTCGTTGTTAAGGTCAATAACGCCCATGGCGCTGTTGTTAAGTGCACTCTCGTGCTTGTCTTGTAGGTCGGCGCTCAAGTGTGGTATCCAGTGAGCGGCGGTAGCAGCAGCTGTGCCCCGCGTTGTCTCTTTGGCGATACCATAGCTAATGCGTCGGCCGATAAAGTCGATGTTTGCCATTATTTGGCCTCCGTGTTACTGTTATCATCTGATGTATCGGGCTCAGCCTCTACTGGCTCAGCTTCATCAAACGTTTCTTTGATCATATTATCAAACCTTAAAGCCGCCTCCTGTGCCGACGTAGCTTCTACAGTCGTGCCAGTCTCGGGGTTAAAGTAGATACGTTTTACTAATTGGTTATCGTTCATGTTCATACTCCTACTTGATTATAAGCGATTTGCTAGTTGCCTGTGTAGTGGTCATAGCGCACTATAACATTGATAGTAGCCACTAAAGCCATCACTGGCTCGGTTGCCACGCTCCAGCCGGCAGACGTTGGCACAACCCCCAGTACACGGTCTTTACCGCGGTGTCGTAGCCCGTCTAGGTCTACCGTGTCGTCTATTGCGTCACGAATAAGCCCAGACAGTGTACGCATGTTCTTAAAGTCCTCTGCGCGCTTGCTCTCGTCATCGTTCATAGGAATGATGGCAATGACGTTGAAACCTTCACGCCGGTGCACTTCAGTGTTTTGCCCAAGCTCGGCCGGTGCGTCGTCTGGCACGATCATCACAGCAGGGTAGCCCTGGTACTTATTCACTCCGTCGTCGTAGTCCACAACCTCTGCAAACACAGGGTTGCCGTCTTCGTCGCGGATAGCCTTCACTACCTCTACGAGTTTATTACTGATCTTATTTTGCATGTTACGCCTCCAACTTACTTATTACGTTTGCTATAGCCCGCGCTGCGTACTCTTGTATCTGTGGCTCTGTCTCTTTGTACGTCTTCTCGATAAACGGCTGCGGCTGCGTACCCTTGCGAGCAATCGAGCGGGCGACAACGAATGGCGACACATTGCCAAGCTTAGCGCGCACCCACCGTTGAAAGTCTTCGTTTTTCCACGGCGGTATACGGCTGCCGGGCTTGCGGCCCTTCTCGATTACCGGTGCGTACTTACTTAGCGGCGTAATCTTCGCCTCGCCATTACCAACCGTGCGCTGAATATTGCCCGCCAGACGCTGTGTAACACCCACAGGGGCGTTTTTACGCATGGATCGCTGCACTATCACCGAACCATTAGCCAAGATGCGCTGGACAGCTCCAGAGGCCTCTCCGCGCCACCTACGGCCTAACTGCGGTACGCTACCAGTATCAACCTTGATGTAGGTAGACATTACGCAGCAAGCTCCAGCACATAATGTGAGTGAGTCACATTGTCAAAGTTTTCATACGGGTTTAGCG